ACATAGAGCAGGGTCGGCCCATAGCTATGTCATAATAAACTTTCTTAAACGCGCTACCCGCTAAAGGCAAAGAAAACAGCATCCGCTCTGTCTCAGGACGGAACTCTGTCATCTCTTCTGTTAACAAATAATTCAGATAGTGCTGAATACGATTGGCTTGTTTGTAGATCTCGTCTGAAGATTCACCAACAATCTTTGTTCTAGCTGGGCCAGATGCAGGGAACAATTCACCTATTGCCTGAGATTGAAACCTAATGACGGACTCAGCGAGTAGTGGGTGGTGTACCCCACAGGCTCCGGGCCATGGCTCTGTGCGCTCTTCTATTTTCAATCCCAGAAGATCCAAGCCCTCAACGTAGGTATCTTCCCAGTCGCGTCGGGAAGAAAGGTCATCCTCAAATGCTGAGACAAGTTCAGAACCCAACATATCTAAATCTAGCGGCGATAAGTATTCTGCTAGGTTGGCATCAAACGGCGCATCTTCCGCAGCAACTTTAGGATCGAAATCAATGATCAATCCGCCGTCTTCAGTTTCGATAGATACAGAGTCAGGGTTTTCTATCTCAACAACCATCGCTGGCTGATTGAGTCTATCCTGCATATCGGCAATCGAAGCAGAATCTAGTGGTTTATCTACAGCCATAGTGTGTTCCTCTTGCGGCGAGTTTAAACGCGCTAGTAGTAGTTAGCAATTCGCCGGGGCTGGCTTTCATCAATGTTATCATGGTCAAGAGCTATGAAGCCGCCTTGCCTAAATCTCAACAATGCCTGTGTAGATGAGTCTACCAAGTCATCGTGATCTCCTACAGGGAACGATGCAAACTCTTCAATAACTTCTTCTGCCCATCGCTTAGGTGGCGCCCATACAATGCCTGATGCAAAAAAGTCTGCAATGGCATTAACCCTTGATACTTTGTCGTTACCTCTGCTTGGAGTGTACTCCTGCACACTGATACCAATAGTACGAAGCTCATAGATCAGAGGCGCACCCGCAGCCTTCGCTTCTACGATAAACGCATCGGGTTGCCACTCCACATACATTTCATATGCACGTTGCTTGAGTGTAGGAAACTCTAATCGTTCTTTAAGCGCATCCAGCAATATGATGTTAGGCGCCATCATCCCTTCATCATTCTCGTGATAGAACACACCCCATGTGGTACAGGCAGAATAGTCTGCCCGTTCATGTTTCATAAACGCTGTATCCCAAGACTGAATAACAAACGATACGTCTGGTGGATGACGCTCTTCCCAAACACGCCACCAGTCTCGTTTAATAATTGCAGACTCTTCTGACGTAGGCTGCTGCTGATACTGAGCCTCCCATTTAGATATGGGTAGTTCTGCTTTAAGCTTTTCTAGTTCTGCGACAGGCCAATACTCAGGCCATAAAGAATTGCCAGATGGTAAAATAGCTGGAAGCTCTATCACCTCCCATTCATCCATACCATCACGCTGTATAGAATCTCGCATGATCTGGCCGCACAGGTCTTTCTGACTCCAGCGAGTCATCACAATAATGATTGCACCCCCCGGTTGTAGACGCTGACGAGGCCCAGAGCTAAACCACTCGTAGGTAGAATCAAATACTTTAGGATCTGCTTGTTGTCCCTGTTGTTCTGAGTGCGGGTCATCTATAATTAGCAAGTCAGCACCACGGCCAGTCACCGCACCACCGACACCAACAGAGAAATACTCACCTCCACCCGACACATCAAAGCGACCAGCCGCCTTTGAGTCAGCAGTTAGCGACGTAGCTGGGAAAATATCCTTAAACTCATCGCTACCGATCAGGTTTCTCACCATTCTACCAAAGCGAACAGCAAGCTCGGCGGTGTGAGAAGCCATAATGATCTTCTTATCAGGCATCTTGCCCATAATCCATGCTGGCAACAACCAAGAAGTAAGCTGAGACTTACCCATACGAGGAGGCATATTGATCATAAGCCTCTTACACTGACCACTAGCGACACGTTCAAAGGCTTTTGCCATCTTACGGTGGTGTCCCCCCTCCATAAACGCTGGCCAAACCGAAGAACAGAACGTGAGAAAGCTATCTTGAGACTGTTCCCTGCGCACAGAAGACTCTAATGCTGCCATTAACTCTAAAACTTGCGCCCTATCTCTTGCAGATAAGGTTGACAACCTCTCAGGAGTCAACATTTTTTGCACTTCTGCAA